CAACGAATGGTGTTTCTGTGTGTTCCTTTAACCTTGCTATCAATCGCAAATATCAGGCTGAAGGGCAGCAACAGCAAGCCGATTTCATCAGCTGCGTTGCATGGAGAAACACAGCGGAATTCATCAGCAAATATTTCCGCAAGGGATCTTCTCTTTGCGTGACCGGTAGCATCCAGACAAGATCATGGACGGACAGCAACAATCAAAAGAGATATGCAACAGAAGTGGTTGTTGAAGAAGCCTTATTTGTAGATAGCAAAAACGACGCACAGGGCGCAGAAACGTCAAACCCTACCACTTATATTCCCGAAGCCTACACAGCGCCACAGACGCCGAATTTTGAGGATCTGGCGCATGATGATGACCTTCCCTTCTGATCGGGGGTGCAACATGACACAGAAAGAACAAAAAGAAATATTGATTGAATTGCTGTCTGTCAAGTTTCCAAACATGAGATTGCAAGATGCGCACAGTATTGCGGATCACCTTCTTGCAAATGCCGTGATCGTTCCGCCGTGTAAAATCGGAACACACCTTTGGAGAGTAACAAAACCATACAGGCAAGATCCAAAAGTGACAGAATTTGTGGTAAAAAATTTCCGCACAACCGGAAAGAAACATCGGCTTCAAATTGAGGTTCAAGCCGTGAATGTTCCGGTAACAAATTGGATGCGCTTCAATGATTTCCACACAAGCAAAGCGGAAGCAGAAAGAGAGCTTGCGGAAAGGAGCAAATCGTGAAATGCAATCTTCCAAAATCATGGCATCAGCTTCCGCAATCCGAAAGGGATTTGATTCAATCCGAGTTTGACAAGCAATTGAATTTCCTGATCGACAAAGAGGAAGCAGAGGTTCAGGAAATATGGATCAAGCTTGCTTGTGTGTTGCTTCGTCAGACATTTAATTTTGACGAAGAACAGCTTATGCAATTTATAGCAGCGTGGGACAGAATTTACAGGAGAAATGAACGAACCCAGACAAAAGCAGAACAGACCGCTTGGCTGAATTCTGAAATGGAAAAATGTTTTCCGGAATGCGGATTTCCGCAATTTCGAATAGACAGGTTAAAGGAGAAAACCGGAAATGAAGGATAAAAAAGCTGAAGTTGCTGAACAAAAAAAGAAAAAACGAACCAACAGTAAACAAAAGGGCGCACGATTTGAAAGAACGCTTGCACGGATCTTCCGTGATGTATATGGATATGGCGAAGCCCGGCGCACAGCCCAATATTGCGGCAACACCGGGGATGCATCTGATGTTGTAGGATTGCCGGGCTTGCATATCGAAGCAAAGCATCAGGAAAATATGAGGTTGTATGAATGGATGGCGCAAGCTGTGCGGGATGCGGAAGCAAGTGAAGAAAAACGCCTTCCCGCTGTATTCCACAAGAAGAACAACGCTGAAATTCTTGTGACCATGCGACTTGATGACTTTATGAACATTTATCGTGAATGGGAAGCCGGACACGCCTTGCAAGAGAAAGAAGGCGCAGAATGCTGATCATCATAAAAGCAAAAGACACGGAGAACATCATCGGTCTGAAAGAGGACATTTCCGCCCGGCTTGAAGGCGTGGCAGAGATCGAGAGGATTGATGTGATTGATGACAGAAAGGAACAAAAATGAGTAAATCTGTTTTAATATCAATTCAACCTAAATGGTGTGAACTTATCACATCGGGCAAAAAGACGGTTGAGGTAAGAAAAACCAAGCCGAAGATTGATGTTCCGTTTAGGTGCTACATTTACGAAACAAAAGATAAGCACTTTGAGAACATCGGTGTTCACTATGTTGACGAAAGAAAAGACTTTATTCATCATATTGGCAAAGTCGTAGGCTATTTTGTATGTGACAGAGTTTATGGCATAACGCCGCATTATGATAACCCCGATTTTTGCAATCAATACTTGTGTGATTGGAAATGGGGCGAAGGAACTGCTTGTTTGTCTTTTTCCGAGATGAACGATTATTTGAAAGGTACTGACGGCTACGGTTGGCACATTTCCGACCTTGTAATCTATAAACACCCGAAAGAGTTGAGCGAGTTTAGAACGCCCTGCAAAATGAGAGAACGGCTTTGCGGTCTTTGCGATTATGCCGTTCACGGAATGGACGGAGATTTGATTGATTGCGATACAAGCCTAACAAGACCGCCGCAGAGTTGGTGCTATGTCGAGGAAAGGAGCAACCGATGAAAGAAACTGAATTGAAGCCGTGTCCGTTTTGTGGTGGTGAAGCAGAACTACACAAAACCAAGATATATCTTTGTGATGCTGTGCAGATACATTGTAAAAAATGTTCCGTACATACGCCGAAAGAAGTGTTCAATCACTTGCTTTATTCCGAAGGTGAAAAAATCTATGTTACGCAAACAATGGCAATAGAAAAAGTAACTAACGTTTGGAACAGGAGGGTAGACAATGAGCAAAGAGAAACAGATTGAGGGATATTTAACAACAAAATTAAAGCCGAAAAACAAAATAGAGTTAGTTGCTTGGTTATTGCTCAATGTATTTGGTTGTAAATTTTGTAAGGTTTGCAGAGATAAGCCGTGTAATATCAAAGACGGAGAAACTTGCACAAATAACATAGCAAATTATATTCGTGAAGCGGTAAAGGAAGAAGCAGGCTACCGAAAGCAGAGCGAAAATACAGTAGAGTTGCCTTGCAAGGTAGGAACTACATTGTATTTCCTCTATAATAGCCCTTACGCAGATAAGCCCGATTTAACTCCTCGCATTTACAAGACTGCCGATTGGTATTTTGAAGTTGATAAAACGGGAATAGTAATCAACACAAGCGATATACACAGTTTCAATAAAGAATATGATTATCATTTGGGTAAAACCGTATTCCTCACTCAAAAAGAAGCCGAACAAGCTTTAGCGAAAATGAAAGACGGTGAGTGATATGATAGGCAATGAATTAAAAGCATATGACGGCTTGACATCAAGGCAACAATTAAACTTATTCCGTAATTTGTATTATAACGATGGAAATGCAACAGAATATGGCATCATTGCAAACGCTATAAATGATTGCTTTGCCGCCGATGTTGTACCAAAGATCGAGGTTGAATATATTTTTTTTGAGCTTGCGAGAAAATTGAATCAAATGCTCCCGTTTAAGGCATTGAGCCTTATAAACGGTGAGCCTTTGGGAAATTCCTTGGATCTTGGAAAAGAAAGGGCTTTGTATGAAGTAATCGAATACGTTGCAGAACTCAAAAAGAAACACCTTGATCAATCTTGCAACAATTGTGCAAGAAACAAAGATTGCGAGAAAGCCGAACACTTTGAAAATTATCGGTTCAAAGGGTGCAAGGACTTTGAAACAAATCGAAAGGATGAATGATAATGGCAGAACGCCGGATGTTTTCAAGTAAAGTTGTTTGCAGTGATGCTTTTGCTGGGATGCCGTTTTCCGCCCAAGCTCTATATGTTCAATTATGCATGGAAGCTGATGATGATGGTTTTTTGAATAGAGCAAAGAGAATTCAGGGTTCAATCGGCGCTTCAGATGCCGATCTGAATTTGCTGTTTGAAAAGCGTTTCGTTTTAGGCTTCGAAAATGGCGTTATAGCAATTAAGCATTGGAGAATGAACAACCAAATCAGAAAAGACCGTTATACACCCACGCAATATCAAGATGAATTCAATTCGCTTGTTATTCGGTCTGATGGGGCATACACGGAAAAGGTAAATGGCAAAGAAACGGTTGACGAATTGGCAACCACTTGGCAACCAAGTGACAACCAAAACGGCAACCACTTGGCAACACAGGATAGTATAGATAAGTATAGTATAGGTAAGGAGAGTATAGAACAGGATATTATGCCCGATTCTGACGAATCTGCACCTATACCGAAAGAAAAGAAAAAGCCTGTCAAACACAAACATGGTGAATTCAAAAATGTTCTTCTGACAGACAATGAATTTGAAGCCCTTGCAGATTCTTTTGGTGTTCAATTAAGGGATAAAGCAATCAAATTTCTTGATGAATACATAGAAGAAAAGGGCTATAAATCGAAGTCACACAATCTGGCAATCAGAAGATGGGTGATGGATGCTGTCAGCAAGGAAAAGCCGAATTCAAGCCAGCCGAACGGAACCCAGCAGCAACAAAATCAAGAATTCAAAAATCCTTTTCTTCAGTACATTCAACAACACAGCTAAAAAGGAAGGTAAAGAACATTGACACAAAACGAAACAGCACAAATTTTGGCTTTATTGAATGCAGCATATCCCGCTTTTTATAGCAAATATAGTGAATATGAAATCAGCGGAATTGTCAACCTTTGGACGGAAATGTTTGCTGATGATGATTTCGGGGTTGTAAAGTACGCCTTGAAAGAGCTGATCGCAACACACACCGGATTCCCGCCGGATATTGCAGCACTGAAAGCAAAAATAAATAGCATTGTTCAGGCAGCAACAGACAAACCGACGCATGAAGAATTGTGGCACATGCTGAAAGCAGCTACAAAAAATAGCATTTATGGAGCGCAGCAAGAATTTGAAAAGCTTCCACCGGTGCTGAAGCGTTTTGTGGGATCACCTTCGTCATTGCGTGAATATGCAATGATAGATCCTGACACATTCAACACCGTCACCCGTGGTCAGTTTCTGAAACAAATCAAGGTGATCGAGGAACGGGAAGAATATTCAAGAAGCTTGCCTGAAAACGTGAAATTTTTGATTTCTAAAATGAACAATCAGCTTCCGGAAGGACGAAACCAATTGACAGATGAAGAAATAAACAAAAGGCGGAACATTGCGCTTGATAAATTAGATAATTTGAAAAGGGGGATTCAATAAAATGGGAAAATTTTATGATGCAATTATGGGCTTGGTGGTTGGTGATGCTGTGGGTGTTCCGTTTGAATTCAGAGGGCGTGACAGCTTCAAAGCGGAAGATATGACCGGGTACGGAACGTATAATCAGCCCGCCGGAACATGGTCTGATGACAGCTCCATGACGCTTGCCACAATCGAAAGCTTGCGGAATCATGGAAAGCTTGACTTCGGTGACATTATGCAAAATTTTTATGAATGGTTGTTTCATGGCAGATTCACGCCGTATGGACACACATTCGATTTCGGAAACACAACAAAAAACGCAATCAAGAAGTATGTGTTTGACAATGCAGATCCTTTGAATTGTGGCGGATCTTCTGTGATGGACAACGGGAACGGATCTTTGATGCGAATTTTGCCGCTTGCTTTCGTAAAGCATTGCACAAAGGACATCCACAATCTTTCTTCACTTACCCATGCACACGAAATTTCAAAGTTTGCTTGCGTGTATTATGTGAAGGTTGCGGAAAATCTGATTGATGGCAAAAGCAAATTCATATCTATCACTGATTTTGATTATGAAATCCCGGAAGAATTCAGCCGGATCCGGAAGCTTGAAAATTTGAGCCGGGACGAGATCAAAAGCACCGGTTATGTCGTGGACACGCTGGAAGCTGCCCTGTGGTGCTTCATTCACACAGAGAGCTTCAAAGAATGCGTTCTGACAGCCGTAAACCTTGGCGGGGACACTGACACCATTGCAGCCGTTGCCGGCGGTCTGGCGGGCATTTATTATGGCGTGGGCGGTGATAAAGGGATCCCGGAAGAATGGATTTCCAAAATCGCAAAGAAAGAATGGATCAAAGAACTTTGTGATGATTTTGAAACACAAAATTTCTATAAAGCGTAAAGGGTGATTGAACATGAATGCAAAAGAATTCTTACGTCAGATCAAAAAGCTGGACAAATTGATTGAAAACAAAATGGCGGAAGTGCAAAAATGGAAAGAAATTGCATCAAACACTTCAAAACATGTGACGGGTGAAAGGGTGCAATCTTCCGGCAATCCGCAAAGGATCGCAGATGCAATTTGCAGGTATATTGATCTTGAAAGAGAGATCAACCAAGACATTGACAGGCTGATTGAAGCAAAAAAGGATGTCATCAGCGTGATTGAACAGTTGAACGCAACGGAATATAATGTTTTGCACAAAGTTTATGTTCAGGGGTTCACGTATGATGAAGTTGCCATTGCTTGCAAGCGTGGCAGATCGTGGGCAACAACCGTTCATGGGCGGGCGCTGCAACATGTCCAAATCATTCTTGATCAGAGAGAAGAAGAAAATAAAAAGCGCATGGAAATGCTGAAATCCTTAAAAGGAGAATAAACGTGTGACAAAATTGTATGTTTTGTGACTTTTTTGTATGACATGTGACCATTTTTCTTTGATATAATTATAATCGTAAAAATAGATGATCCACCGGACAGCTTTTGTTCGGTGGATTTTTTATGCAAAGGGGGTGTTGCGGATGGCAGCAAAAATGACAGCAAAACAGATGCGCTTCTGTGATGAATATTTGACTGACCTGAACGCAACACAAGCGGCAATTCGGGCTGGCTATTCAAAAAAAACGGCAAGATCCATTGGACAGGAAAACTTGACGAAACCTGACATCAAGGAATATATCGAAAAACGGATGGCGGAAAAGGAAGCTGAACTGATTGCAGACCAAAATGAGGTCATGAAATATCTGACATCCGTGATGCGCCGGGAAAAGACAGAAAACGTTGTTGTTACCCTGTCGAAAGAAGAATCATCTTTTGAACCGGACGAAAACGGGGTGATGCGAAAGCACACCATCAAAGAAGAAATCCCGCAAATTGTTGAAATCCCTGCAAGATTGAGTGATTCAAACAAGGCTGCGGAGCTTCTCGGCAGGGCTTATGGCATCTATTCAGACCGTGTTGAACAGGAAATTGACATGGATCTGAACATCACTGTGGATTATGGTGACGATGATGAAGGTTAAAAAGATCCGTTTGATTCGCCCGGAATGCGAAGTTGTTTTTTTGAAAAGAAAATTTATTTGCAGACTTTTTCTTGCTTTGAATTTTCCCCGGTTAATCATTATCCGAAGAACAAAATTCAGGGTGGAATTCAGAAATGTCATCCCCGAATATTCCGGGACAATCCGCACATTTAATGTTTGGTATATCTGCATACCGAAAATAAAGGTCGTGAAAAGCGAATGAACATCAGACCGCCCGCCAATAAGAGCTTCAAGCCCGTAAATTTGAGCCAGAAGCGCTATATTGTCATGAAGGGTAGTGCAGGATCAGGCAAGAGCGTTGACACCGCACAGAACTATATTTTGCGCCTTATGAGGGACAAGGGACGAAACCTTGTGTGCATCCGCAAAGCTGACATCACCAACCGTGACAGCACCTTTGCAGAGCTGACAGGCGCCATTTACCGGATGTTTGGTGATAAGGCGGAACGTTATTGGAAAATCAACACATCCCCGCTTCAGCTGACCTTTGTTCCGAACGGAAACAAGGTCATTTTTCGTGGAATGAATGATGACAAACAGCGTGAAAAGCTGAAATCAATCACATTCCAAAAAGGAAAACTGACAGATGTGTGGATCGAGGAAGCAACCGAGATCACACAGGCGGATTTTGAAATCATTGATGACCGTTTGCGTGGTCAGCTTCCGCCCGGTCAATTCTATCAGATCAGAATGACCTTCAATCCGGTGAACAAAAACCATTGGATCAAGAAGAATTTCTTTGATTTTACGGACGAAAACACGCTGACACACCATTCAACATATCTGATGAACCGCTTCATTGATGATGCGTACAGGGCAAGAATGGAGCGCAGAAAGCAGGTTGATCCGGAAGGGTATCAAATATATGGGCTTGGCGAATGGGGCGAAATCGGCGGTCTGATCCTTCATAATTGGGAGATCAAAGACATTTCCCAAAACCTGAACGATTATGACGATATTGCACTTGGTCAGG